CAGCATCTCAGTATTCACACAATAATATTTTTATTTTGCGGAACTGCCTTTGCACAGCAAGCACCTTCCAATACAAATATTGCTGGACCTTCTGCATCTGCTACTGGTAATGTAACCAACCAGGCAGTCCAGGTGCTACAGGGTCCTTTTGCTGTCAACACCTATGGTTCAGGAGTCTCTTGTCAAGGACCAACACTGAACCTCCAGACCTTTGGATACAACAGTCTATCCAATAATACAGACCCCACTTCATTCCAACAGAGTTCCATTAATGCTGGTGTGTCGGCAGGGTTTTCTGTGCCTCTAGATGGTTCCTTCCAAGAACTTTGTAAGGCAAGAGTTCGTACTGAAATTACCAGACAACAGGCAGAAGCAGATAAGGCACGACTTGACTTTGAGTTGGTGAGACTACTGAAGTGTGGTGAAGCACTGAAGAGTGGTATATCTTTTCATCCTACAAGTCCTTATGCCAAGATATGTGCTGATGTGGTTGTGAAGTATCCAAAAGTTCAGGATGTAGCAAATGGAAATCAAACCAATCCAAATAAGAAGTGAAGGTCCGCCTATCATTCCAACGATAGAACCTCCTGTAACTCGTAGGACAGAGAAGACTATGATTTATGGATTGGAACTTCCGATTGTGAATATTCCTAACCCAACTCTGAACTATCCAGTTATTGATGTTCCAACACAAGAAGAGTTTGATGCTGCTGTAAAGGCAGAGCAAAAGAAACAGCAGGAAGAGAAAGAAGAAAAGACCAGAGGACTTCCAGATTCTCAACCAATCATACCACAAGTTCAGGTTCCTCAAGAGTCAGTTCAGGACAAAATAATTAAGGAAACAAATCAAACAAATACAGATTTAGGAGTGCCCGTCATTGAAGTACCAATTGTCGGAGAAGTTCCAGTTCCTCCAAAAGAACAGGTTATACTTGCTGGCACCACTGCTACTGCTTCTGTTGCTGCGGCTCTTGTTGGGAAATCTTTGGTGGAATGGATGGTAGGTAAGATGAAACCTATCGTACAACAGATATTTGTAAGGGGTAAGAAACTCTTGAGTAGAGACCTTACCCCATATGAACTTCAGATTTATTTTGCATTTGAAAAAAGTCAGTCTCTTAAAAAAGTCAATAAGTTACTGAAGAAAGAGCACAAGAACGAAAAGAAAGAACAATACAAGAAGTTTCACTCAAACTGATTACTTCTTACGCTTCGCATCCAGTTCAGCAAAGTTCTTTTTCTTTGTTCCGCCATCATATTCCCAGGCGTAACCTTCAACAATCATCTGGTCATTGAGTGAGGTTGCTTCGTTATTGATGAATAGATGCCCGATGATGCGCCCATACTTCTCTGTGGAGTCTGGAAGTTCGGTCTTGATTAAAATGTCCTTAGCGCCCTCACAGCGGTGCTTCAACCACTCTTTTGATTCAAGTCCATACTTCTTTTCGTTCGCATCAGCAGTACGACTCTCAGGAGTGTCCACCCCAGCAAGGCGAATGCGTTTAGTGAGACTAATATCAAACCCCAAGTCAATATCAGCGTCAATAGTATCTCCATCGACTACCTTATGAATTGAACGGATTCGATATATGTAGGGGTCTTTATTATCCATTAGAAAGGAAACTTAATACTCCCAGTATTTAGTTTCGGAATAGGTAGTTTTTCAAAAGCTTTGCTGACTTGTTTCTCTACAACAGCACCAACAAACTTTTCTGGATTATCTAGAATTTTTTGTGCTTTTTGATAAGTTACATAAGCACCATAACAAAGTGCCCCACTAATCGCCAGACTTGTCGCTGACAGAATGATTGCTAGGTTCTTCATCTTTCATTTCCTCAAATGCTAGGTTTAATATGTAGTAAACAACATATCCAGTAAATGCTAGTCCACAACATAAAATAATGACTACACCATAAGGAAAGTCTTGTGGCATCAGTATTTACCTTCTACACAATAATCTGATTTTTTATTTGGAGTATATTCTTTATATCCTTCCTGTGGTTTCATCCAACCACAACCAATTAACCACTCCATCGTCATCGGAGTTGGGCGAATCTGTTCCCACAATGGACCCTTCGCACACATTTCAAGTTTTTGTACTGTAACATTTGCCTGTTCTTCTGCCCAGTTTGCATCTGCTTCCCAAGGCACAGCACGACTCTGACCCATACTCTCATAAGAAAGTTTAGTCATCTTCATAACCCAAGAAGGTATCTCCGAGTCCTGATGAACTTGTGCCATAAAAGCAGTTTTGAGTCCACCACCCATACAATCTTGAACTGTATGCCAACCTTCGTGTCTTAAAGTACCTAAAAATTCTCTAGGATCTTTAATCAGTTCTTCATTGATAAAAAACCGATTATATTCTGGCTTATATAACCCTATTGTTCTTGGTGTAAAATATCTATTAGGAGCGATATAAACTGGAACATTAAGTTTATTAAGTGCTACTAAAATAGATTTAATTTCTGTTCTAAAATTGTCAAACTCTTTACCAGATATAAGTGCAGACTCTGGTGTGAGTTGTTCTACTCCCTCTGTACATTCTCTAAGTATCATACAACCCATTGCCCCCAAACTATATGGTGCGACAGTGGGTTGTTTCTTTTCTATAGAGTTGGCAAATGCTGGAAATATAAATGTTAACGATAAACCAAATGCTGTAATAAATTTTTTCATTTCATTTATTTTTTCTTACCACCATTCTTTGCTTTTTTTGCGGTTGCGTTGCCAGAGTTCTGCTTTTTATTATTTGCAGATCCAGCACCACCTGAACCTTTCTTACCTTTATTTGGTGACTTTGCCATTATACCCTCAGGTGCGTGGTTGAACTTGTCCTTCTAGAACTTCAACTCTTGCCTCAAGAGAAGGTTCTTCTGCTTCAGGAGCAGGAGGTTCTGGTGGTGCTTCTACAACTACCTCTTCTCTTTTTGGTTCTTCCTTATGCTCATCGTCACCCTTTTTCATGGTATTAATTCCAAAGGTGGCAGCAGAAGCAGTAAAGACGGTCGCAATAAAAGTCGGATCCATCTTAGAAAGCATACCAGCATATGATGCAGTCAGAAGAGCGGCAGACCAACTCAAAATAGCAATACGAATCACTTGTCCCATAGCTTTTTCCTTTGTGTTTCCCATCAGTCCGTGTGATGAAGTCTGTCTTATTTAGGATTTTAGAACCTAAACTTTACATTTGCGGATACTGCGGTGTTGGATACACCATCAGCAATCTGATGAACTCCCTGAATGAACACAACTTCTTTATAATCTAATTCTGCTCCAACGCTATAAGAGTTGTCAGTGCTATAAGAACCGTCAACACTAAGACCAAAAACATTGTGTTTCTTGCCTCCAAATCTAGTGGATAGTTTGATGCCTGCTTCACCAACATTTGTGGTTTCAGATACGGCAGCAACACTTCTTGCTGATTGTGATGAACCAGTTTCAGTAAATGCGTTTCTAGTATACTTGCTAACAGTGTGTCCAATATATGGTGTTACATTCTTATGAAGATGCCATAAGAGTCTGTTATTGACCCACCACTCTTGACCCGTAGTAGCACTCTCATTACTGAATACACCCTGAACGTTTCTGGAAACACGATAGTTATTTTCAGCAAGTCCAGCATTCGTTAGAAGTGAGAAGGTATTTCCACGGAACATATTAAAGACACCATAATGATTCTTGGAAAGTGAAGAAGTGCTGTCGGTTCCAGTGAGGTCAGTCTTTACACTATTATATTGACCACCAATAGTCCAAGTTGGTTTGAGGTCTATTTCTAAACCACCACCCATAAAGAATAGAAGTTCCGTAGTATCCATAGTCTGCGTTAGACCAGGCATAATAGTTCTTGCTGAAGACTCTGACCTTTTCTTTTGATTGAGTTGGTTCGTGAATCAGAAGACTATGTAATCCAGCACCGATTTTATCCAGAGTTTCGTGCTGGTCAATACGTCCATAGTAATCAGCATAAGTATGTGCTACATCAACAGTTGCCGCACCATAAGTAACGACTGTTGGAGTTCCGTTTGGATATACTTTTGTATAAACTGGTGTGGTTGTTGTCGTTGTTGTGGTGTGGGCATTGATTTTTTGTCTTCCACCACTTTCTGATGCAGTATGTTCTACTGTAGCAACAGGAACAATATTATAAGTTCTTGTTTTTACCCAATCAATAACATTTGTTTGAGTAATAACCATTGTTCCAGCATTATCATCTGTAGTAACAGATGTTACAACTGGTGTTCCATTTGTTGTGGTTGTAGAACCATCAGACCAAGTTGTAACTGTAACTGGCGTAGTTGTGGTTGTAACTGTGGTGGTTGGGATTGTGGTTACTGCTGAATCAGTATAATGAGTTTCTGTCTGATTACCATTCGCATCAGTTCCCATTACGTGTCTATGTGGATTTCCAGTTTCGGTTCTGGTTCCATAAGTTGTTGTGGTCGTAACAATATCAGAACCAGCAGCGGTTGATGTAACAGTTGGTGCCGATGGTCCAGCAATAATAGCACTCGTCAGAGTTACGGTTCCAGTTTGAATAGTTGGGTGTGCTGGGTCCCAGTTTGCTGTTGGTTGTGCTATAGGATTATAAGTGAATTGATAATCACCAGCAGAAAGTCCAGTAAA